ATGTTTTTAGAAATTTTTAGTCTTTATATCAAAGGACTTCTATTAGCCATTGTTTTTGTTTTCTTAGTTGGTATCATTTGGAATTTTTGGCGTGCTGCCCGTAAATTGGACAAAACAGCCAAAGAACGCCAAGCCTTTTTATATGATGTGTTAATGATGTCAATCATGACTATCCCAGTTTTGTCCTTTGCATTTATGGCGATTTTATTAATGTTCAAAGCGTAATAATTGCAATTTTAATACCTGATTGCTACAATGAAAAAATAATCGAGATATTGAGGTGACTAAATGTACGATACATTAATTATCGGCTCAGGTCCTGCGGGTATGACTGCGGGGCTTTATGCCGCTAGATCTAATTTGAAAGTTGGTATTATTGAACAAGGAGCCCCTGGTGGACAAATGAATAATACCTCAGAAATCGAAAATTACCCAGGGTATGACCATATTTCAGGACCAGAATTGTCAATGAATATGCATGCGCCGCTTGAAAAATTTGGTGTTGAAAATATTTACGGTATTGTGAAATCTATCGAGGATGCTGGCGATGTGAAACGTGTCATCACTGAAGACGCTAGCTACGAAGCAAAAACAATTATTTTAGCGACTGGTGCTAAATACCGCACTCTTGACGTACCTGGTGAAGAAGAATACACAAGCCGCGGCGTTTCTTACTGTGCTGTCTGTGACGGTGCTTTCTTCCGTAATCAAGATTTATTAGTTGTCGGTGGTGGGGATTCGGCAGTCGAAGAAGCTGTTTACCTCACACAATTTGCCAAATCTGTAACGATTATTCATCGCCGTGATGAATTGCGTGCTCAAAAGATTTTGCAAGATCGTGCTTTTGCTAACGACAAAATCAACTTTATCTGGGATTCTGTTGTCAAAGAAATCAAAGGAACTGACATTAAAGTCTCTGGTGTAACTGTTGAAAATGTTAAAACTGGTGAGCTTAGCGAACACGAATTTGGTGGTATTTTTATTTACGTTGGGGTTAATCCAGTAACAAGCATGGTAGCTGACCTTGGCATCACAGATGAAGCTGGTTGGGTGATAACAGACGAACGTATGATGACACCAAAAGCAGGCATTTTTGCCATTGGAGATGTTCGTCAAAAAGAACTTCGCCAAATCGCAACAGCTGTTGGCGACGGTGCCATTGCTGGACAAGGTGTTTACCAATATATTGAAAATATGACATAATCACATCACTAAAGTCTGAGATGAAAATCTTAGGCTTTTTTAGTAGTTGCTAGATTTGTGAGAAAATATGAAAATATTTTTCAGAAAATCAGCTTTTTTTCAAATCTTTGCGCAAAACCTCACAAAGTTTTAGCCAGTCTGTCGTAATTGTGCTATAATATAAGCTATTTTGACAAACCAAACTAAACCTTGAAATAAAGCCTATTTTAAAAGGGTTTTGAATTTATGAATATGATATTTTTTGGGTATTTTTTGGTATTTTTCGATTTTTTGGCGGGGACAAAGGTGGGGAATTTTTTACTTGATTGCACGCAAGAATGAATCAGTAACTTCGCCAGCTACCTCGTCTTTAATATGCGTATATTGCTGTGTCATGTAAGATGTTGAATGCCCCAACGCAGCCGCCATGTGTTCGATTGATACACCAGCTATTTGTCCTTGAGTGGCAAAGAAGTGTCTCATCATATGAGGCGTGGCGTGGATTTTTGATTCAGCACTTACTTTTTTAAAGATAGTGGCAATATGAGCGTATTTTATTGGTTGTCCTCTTCGTTTCTTGAGATTTGCTCCCTCATCGACAAAAATAAAATCATTTTGTCCGAGAATCCTATTACTTTCTTTTGCGATTTGTCTTGCAAACATCATGGCTTTTTGTAGCAATTCTGTCGTCTCTTCGTCAAGCAACACATAACGTTTCGAGGTTCTTGTCTTCATTCTGCCGCCCTCTGGACGTCTTTCCGTTCTGCTTTCGTCTAAGAATATTCTAAAGCGTCCGTTCACCAATTTTAATGAGCTGAATTTAATACCTAGAACCTCACTTCGACGCAAGCCAAAATAAGTCAGTCTAGCCATAGTATAATCATAGTTACTTAATATTTTACGAGCGCATTCATCCCAAGCGCGAAATTCCTCTAAGGACAATCGTTTCTTTTTAGTAGGAATATTGCTTTTACCAATATAGATTTTCAAAATAGGGTTCTTATCCATATAACCATTGACTACAGCGTCAGTTACCATAGCTTCAAAAAGAGCGTTGATTTGAACGACAGTAGCTTTTGAATAGCTATTTAATAAACTAGATATATATGCTTCGTATTTTGTGCGTTTAATGTCTTTTAATAGCGTATCGCCAAATTGTTTGCTAAAATGATGATTGTACCAGCTTGTCTTTGTCATAACTGTATCTGGCGCCCAACGCCCAGTTTTGATACGATTTTCGCTGTATATCTGCCAGTAATCATCCACGGTCATATTCTTGCGTGGGTCGTAGTCACCATTTGCGATTTTGTTTTCGATTTCAGCAAGTGCCTGTCTAGCTTCTGCAACTGTTTTTAAGCCACTAGCACTCACTTCTGTTTGCTTACCAACTAACTTGAATTTTCGGCGAACGTAGTAGCGTTTGCCTTTTTTAGTTTCATAAGTATAAATATTTGGATATTTTGTTTTTGTGTATTTCATTTTATCTCCTTGTTAAAAATTTAGCTTCTGGACAAGGCTTTTTTAACTTAGAGAAACTCTTGACATCACCTCACTTTTTGATAAAATAAGTAAAGGAAAGATGCCTAGTTTCAACTAGGATGCTTTCTCACAATGTATTTTTTATCCCTTGCACTCAAAATTTGGTCGTGGAGAGTGTGAGGGCTTTTTTTATTTTAGTTTAGCTAATTCATCAATTTCAATCCCCATTGCTTGTAGTATATTGTTGAATTGTATTGTAGTGAAGCTTTTTTCATATTTTTTAAATAAATCTAGCAGTTCTTTGTAAAACTTACTGAAATATTTTTTATCTAAAAATATTTTTAAATAGATAATCATAACAATCAACTTTTTATTATCTACGTTGTTCATACCATAATAATCAGCGATTCTCGTTATGCGCACATTTTTTAGGTTAACGTTGTATAATCTTTCATCATGTGCACAAACATTTCTGATGAGATTGGTTACCTTTAAAGCTGCACTTAAGTCGGCACTATATATTTTGAGAGGGTGATTTGAATCATACTGTTTATTGAACTTATCACTATAAAATTTGGTTATAGTATTTTTTAATGGATCAACTAAAATTTGGAAAAAATACGCTATGTTACCAATTGTTAAAAAATTGACTAAAACCCAGAGAGGAACTTCACCATAATCTTCAATATAGTGTTTTACAGAACCATTTTGACCAACTTTATCGTGAATGGTTTTTGTAATAAGAGAAATTTGATTAAGGACTTGCTTCGGATCATCATCAACAAAATTACTTATATCGAGGTAAGAATTTTTTCTAGGGTATTTGCTCGAAAATTCATGAGATATAGTGGTCTTAATAGAATTTTCAAAAATTAAAAGATATTTTAAAAATAGGATACGCAATTCTCTATCTAGTAAAAATAGTGATTTCAGCTCATTAAAATGTGTACCTTCCTTGTACTCTTCAGGAATTAAAGGTCTATTATTGGCATCTCTTTTTAAAAATAAATCTTTATAACCATTTATAACGTTATAATAATTTTCTTGTTCCAGAAAGCGTTTAGGTTTGCCATCACTAGGAACAGTCATACCACGACTTCTTAAAATTATCATTTGTTGGTTAAATGTTTTGTATTCTTTCATTGGTTTTCTCCAAACAAAAATGGCCAGGGCGCCGTACGCTTCCTGACCTAATCCTATGTGAATATAATACTACTATTGTATCATATTGTCAAAAGAATCGTACAATTTTTCTTAAGTTTTAATATGTGTCAAGTGTTTTATACTAATTTTTTATTTTCCAAGTAAATTCTTGTCAACTTGTTCAAGCAGTTCCTGAACAAGTTCCCTAAACTGGTTAGTCATAAATCAATGTCTCTTATTTAAGCATTATGAGCAATGACGTCTAAAGCCCCAATAATACGCTGAGCGTTTTCAATCGCTTCTTTGTATTCTTTAGATGTATTTTTCACAGGTTTTCTAAGAAGGTCGATAAAGACAACAGGTTTGCTAAAGTCGTTTGAAGTTACACGAATGGTCATGTTTAAGATTTTAGTTGTTGTTTTTCGCTTAGCAGTAACACCGCCAGCAATAGCACCTAAGCCACCGAAAACAGCACCAGCAACAAGTGCTTGACCAACACCACCAGACACAACAGCTTGATCATTAATGATTAAATCATAAGATACTAAATCTTCAAATGAGTACCAGTCAGTATCGTTTTTATCTTTTTTAACCATACCAGGTATAAGAGCTAGTCCACCTGTTCCCATAACAGCCCCAACTTTACCAATGGCTTTAGCTGTACCCCCGACAAGACTTGAACCTTTAGCTTTATTCGCCCCATGGATTCGATATACCTTGTTAGCTCTATCAATTTCCAAAGGTCCGATTTTGTCAGTACGTTTATAACCGTTATTGTCTAAAAATCCCATTTTCTTTTTCTCCTTACATACAGCTTTTAATGTGGTTCAGTGATTGCACATAGTTTTAAACGATATCCATTAAATTATAATATTCATCAATGACCATACACTCGTCAGCTACAGTTGTTAGTTGATGTCTTTGCATGAAATTGACATAATTGAATTCACAATCCAATTCTTCAAGCTCTTCTTTTAATAGAAGACGAATCATGTGGCGATTGGCTTGCAGCTCAAATTGTTCATGACGTCTTTTGTATTGGCTAGAATCATGTTCAAGATGTCCGAGCTCGTGATAGACAACTTTCTTCATAGCTTCTTCTGAAAGTGATTTATTGATAAAGATGATTTTTATTTCATCAATGTAAATCCCAGGGCGTGGCCATAGCTCATTATCAAAATAAGCAAGTGTCACTCCATATGATTCAACAAGTTCTTCAATAGTCATAAATATTTCCTAAATATGTTATAATAAAAATAAAAGCGCAGGTGAAGTAATGGTTAAAGTAAGAAAAAAGGCGATTGTTGTTGATGCAGTACAAACTGATAAAGTACAGTATATCGATACTTTAGAGGGGCGGATGAAAGCATCTGTAGGTGACTGGATAATAACAGGTGTAGACGGTGAACGCTATCCAGTTAAACCAGATATATTTCAGAAAACTTATGAAGTTTTGGAAGGTTAGATCTAAGGTCTGACCTTTATTTTTTTGGTTATTTCACTATTACGTTTTTCAAAGGCTTGGTCAATGTAATTGTTTGGATCCTTCTTAAAATCATCCCATTTAACTAGTACACAGTACCTATCTTCTTCAGACCATGCACACTTTCCTTCTTCGAGAGGTAAATAATAGTTGTAATTAAATTCAGGAATAGTTGTATCGTCGTTGATTTTTACACCGTTATGGCGATTACCGCATTTATTACAAGTATAAGTCCCGGTATAGATAGTGCTATACATTTCAGGGAGTACAATACCAAGTATTCCATTTCTTGTCCCAGCTGAGGTATTAGATAACGATGCTTGCAGCTCGCGTTTGATATAATTCTGATTTTGTAACCAATTATTTTCGGAGCTATATTGCCCAATAAGGTGTATTGTTACAGTTGAATCTTGCAAATAATCTTCACGGATTTTGCGCATTATGTAATCTTCATTTGTAGAATTAATTGGTTCATTTAATGATTTGTCTATCATGTCTATATCTAAATTATTTTGGATATACTTCTTATAATCCATATCTTGTGATTTGAACGAGATAAAACATTTATGTTTGCTCACTAATTTTTCTCCTTTCTTTTAGTAGTGTCAGTTTGCAAGTTTGCCCAATTGATATTTTCGCTGGAGATAATTGTTTCACAACGTTCTACCAACAAAGCGAAACTATCTTCTTCATTTTTATAGACACCTGTTTTGGTTTGATACATATATTTTTCATGTCTTAAAGTTTCAGCTGTTGTACGGTACTGCGTCCAATTTGATTGGTGGTTAGACAAAGAAATTAAGGACTCGCACGCTAATATAGCACTAGAACACAAAACAGATATAATTTTGAAATTAGCTATATTAAATGCAGAAGTAATGGGTACAATAGCACCAGCTAGGATTTCAATTTTTTTATACCACTTATAGCATTTTTGATGTTTTTGGCTTTTAGTATCATACCAATTAATTTGGTCATCTAATCTTTCTGAAATATATTTAGTTTCATCCATGTGTTCTCCTAAAACCTTAATAATATTTTTATTCTTTCCTATTCTCCTCAACCCATTTTTCGATTTTTTCAATTTGTTCATCAGTTAATGGATTGTTATCGATATGTTCAAGTAGTTCTTGAACAAGTTCCCTAAAATGGTTAGTCATAAATCAATATCCCTTCTAACTATTTAGCTTAAAAAGAACATTTGTACGTTGTTAGCTTCAGCTTGCGTGAGTTTAGTTTTAATTGTTTTGACTTCATCATCGTCGACAGCACGAAACTTAACAATGGCTTTTCCTGGTTTTTCTTCATTAGTAGTAACAGAAGTAGAATCGATTGTCCCTTTTTTCTTACGTGAACCACCAGCCATGCCACCTACAATTGTACCAACTCCAGGAGCAATTATACTACCAATTGCTGCACCGCCTAACACGCTACCTGTGCGCCCTTGTTGTTTCGTTTTCCCTTTAGTAACGGTCTTTTGCGTAATTGTAGAACCAGCAAAATCAAAACCTGCGAATTCAAATAAGTAAGGTGTTTCAGAATAGAAACCAAAATAATATTGACCGTCAACTGTTTTTCTAACGGTTTCATTTCCAATTTTCATTTTATTTTCTTGGCTAGCTTTTTTGCGTGTTTCATTAGCTTTGCTGACGCCAGCAACTGTTTTTTCTGTGGCTGTTTTTGCAATATCCTTTAATTTTCCAAAATCCATAATTCCAACCTCTACTTTTCTCTTATTTAGTTAATTTAAGATAGTTTCTCTGTTTCTTTTTCATTTTCCCAATAGGAGAGCAGTTCCTGATTAAAATAGGAACTTATCCCTCCACAATCAGGACAATACCTAGCATACCCAGGTAAAGATTTCCCACAGCCGTTTGTTTCTTTATAAGGTTCAAAAGTTGGGTAAGGTGCATATGGACTCCCGTCAAAAGGCCCATATCCAATACAGATATTATGTAAATATGTTGCACAAACAGAGCAATATTTATCTGTGCTTTTGATGTCTTCATTATCACAACGAGGACATTTCAATGGGAAACCTTTATCGTTAAGTGTAATACTCGAATATTTCATTTCTTCTTTTTCAGCCTCCTTTTTTGCTAAAAATAGCGAAATATCGTTCTTGCCTTTATTATGTGGAGTTTGACAATATGGACAATATGACACTGTTCTTAATATTGAAGCATGACAGTTATAGCAAATTCTCGTAGTTTGATCTTTAGTAATATAAGAAGCAAAGCGTTCTTCAACATAATGATTAATTTTTACTAATCCAATACTTTGCATGCTTTTTAAGTTTTCGATAACATAAGTAGCCACTGAATATGAGACATAAAAAATTTGCTGAATAAATTGAGTGTCCACTGTATGAAAAAATTGAATATAATCTCCCAGTATTGGAAAAGGGACTAAAAGATGTTTACCAAAAAAATTTGCTTCACGCTCAAATTCATTATATTCAGAATTGGTTAAAGTGTATCTTGAAATAATAGTTTTATCGGTAATTTCGTTGTGACGCAAAACATAGTGCCCTAGTTCATGCGCGATAGTAAAACGGATTCTCTCTTTGCTAGCAATCGTGTCATTATATAATAATATATAAGTGTCAGTAGAATATTGATACCAAAGCGCGCCATCATCACTTTGCAAAAAAGCGATTACTTCAGACATACTTAAATTGTGTTGCTTCGCAAATGTTGTATATTTTAAGAGATGAAGATTGTTAATTTTATCAATGATACTTACTAAATTAATAGGCAACTGACCGTCTGTATATTCATTTAAAAAGTCATAGGCTAAATTTCGCAACTCTTCATAAGTCAATTTTCTATAAGTCGTGCTCGTCATCACCACCCCCGTTTAACACTTCTTGGAAAGTTAGATCCATGAGTTTTAAAAGTCGCTCTTGATCAGCTACACTAAGCGACTTAGCTTTTCGTTGAATAGAGCGGAATTGGGGTGTTTCGTCAAGGGCTGATTCAGATGAAGAGATAGTATCTCTTTCTCTAGGTACATCATATCCCATAAGCCACGCTTCTGATACATCAAGCGTTAATGCAAGCAAAGTCAATTTACGCTGGTCTGGAGATTGGATTCCATTCACATATTGTGATAACGCACTCTTTCCTAGTTTAACACCTAATTCTTCTTGAAATGGCTTAGATTTTTCGATAATATCTACTTGTTTTAGATTATTTTCAGACATTATCTGTTGTAATCTATCGGCAGTTGTATACTGTCTCATGAACATTTCCTCCATTATTTTCTTTTATTATAACGTCTATTGAAGAAAAGTTCAAGAAAAAGTTCAAGAAAAATGAATTTTCTTGTTGACAAAGTTCAAATTGCATGATAATATACAATCATAATAAAAAGTTCATATAAAATGAACTCAGAAAGGAGGTTAGTATGAGTAACGATTATTCAAAACTTTTAGGTCGTATAACTGAAAAATTTGGAACACAAGCCAATTTTTCGCAAGCTATGGGGCTTTCAGAACGTAGTATCTCATTAAAATTAAACAACAAAGTTTCTTGGAAAGATGGAGAAATTGCACGAGCAGTTGAACTTCTTGAGATTGATTTTAATGAAATACCATTATATTTTTTTAAATATGAAGTTCAACAATCATGAATCACAAGTCATAGTTAGAGCGATATGGAAGCGCAAAGAAGAAATAGAGGAATTCTATGAACGAAATTTTTAATTTTCACGGACAAGAAGTCCGCACAGTAACAGTTGACAATGAACCTTGGTTTGTTGCAAATGATGTAGCAAACGTACTTGGTTATGCTAATCAGCGAGATGCTCTAAGTAAGCATGTTGATGACGAGGATAAAATCACTCTAACGTCGCAAAACGCGACATTAGAAAATATCCCTAATCGTGGGTTATCCGCAATCAACGAATCAGGTCTTTACTCGCTTATCTTATCTAGCAAGTTACCGCAAGCAAAAGATTTTAAACGTTGGGTTACGTCAGAAGTCTTACCGACAATTCGTAAACATGGCATGTATGCAGTAGATGATTTACTTGATAATCCTGATATGGCTATTGCAACATTCAAACGTTTGAAAGAAGAACGTCGGCTACGTTTACAAGCACAAGAAGAAGTAGCTCAAAAGAATCAAATGATTCAGGAATTACAACCAAAAGCAACTTATTATGATTTGATTTTGCAAAGTGAATCTTTGGTAGCTATTTCAGTGATTGCTAAAGATTACGGTATGAGTGCTAAAAAGTTAAATAATTTATTGCATGAATTAAAAGTGCAATTCAAACAAGGTAGTACGTGGCTACTATATCAAAAATATGCTGATAAAGGATACACACAATCTAAAACACATACGATTGATGCAGAACGTAGTCGAATGCATACATATTGGACGCAAAAAGGACGTTTATTTATCTATGATTTGCTCAAAAATAAAAAAGGTATCTTACCTAAAATTGAGCAAGAAGCTTAACGATTAATTTCGCCACTCTCAGCTAGTAGTTACGGCTCTAGCAAGTCAACAAATACAAGTCATTAATCAAAACAGTAATAATTTTCAATAGTAAAATCTCCTCATTTATTTTTTAAACAATACCCTTAAAACTTTAATTCACCAAATCAAAAAAATGCTTGCTAGGGCTATACCAGCCTAGCTGGAAAACAAAAAAAGAAAGGATATGGCATGAAAAAACATCTAGTAGTTGAAATTGAAAATGCAGAAGAATTCGAAAAACTCTATAACGACTATTTAAAAAAAGCTTCTGAACTACGAGAAGCAGTTCAAAAGCTAGAAGAGTTCCATTTTCACGGAACGTTAAGCAATAGCGATTAATTCAAGTGTTGCATTTTCAGGAAGTTTCATACATGCAAAATTTGCATTGATTGTTAGGTTGTGGACTTCGTAGATAAAATCATTTGCTTTGATTTCAGGATAACTTTGTTCAAGACTTTCTAAATCAGCTTGAGTAAGTAATTTAAAAATTATCTTTTTAGCAATTTCGGAATCTTCTATCATTCTTAGTGATTGAAGTTTGAAATTAGTGATATTAAGAGCGTCATAGATGTCTCTAACTTTAGTCAATGAACGATAGTCGGGTTTTAGTTCAAGTTCTCCTAACTTATTTTCTATAAAGTCATAAGTATCATATTTTTCTTCATAGGTTTTAAAAGACAAGAGAGAATGGTTAAACTTAAAAATCATCTTGCAACCAATAAGTTTTTCCTTCACAGATTTTTCTGTTTTGGTTAACAAGTATGCATAGCAAGCTTCCAATAAACGAACTTGTTTTAAATTCATATAATCACCTCCTTTCGAGATGATTATACCAAAAAAAGCCACTGAAAAATCAGTGACTTACACAAAAAACTTACTTACATTATACCAGAAAGGAAACACAATGGATAGTGTAATGCAACAATTTTCTGATTGGTTAAAAAGCATAATCAAGGAAACATTAAACAAGCTTTTGGAAATCGAACGGGATGACGGGTTTAACGAGTTGATGAACGCCACAGAAACATGCAAGTTTCTAGGCATTGATTACAGCACATTTCAAAAATATCGTTATTCAGACGATTTTCCAAAAGAACTGCCAGCAAAACGCTGGTCTAAGCGAGCTATTAAGAAATGGCTTGAAAATCAAATTTAAAAGCTTCTGGACAAGGCTTAAAAGAGAAAGGATTTAACATGAAACTAATCAACTGGATTTTTGCAAAACCTAAAAAACAACAAGAACTACAGCAAACGTGGACGTTTGAACACAACGGTTGGGAAGCCAGTGCTAAAGATTATAACCAAATTCACAATATCCGTAACGGCTTAATTTAGGTGGCAAATATGATACAAGAAGTTATTAACGAAAATGCGTTCTTGAAAGACGAAAATAGACGTCTAAACAATGAACTGACAAAACATTACTTTGCAACAGTCGCAAAAGCAAACTTGCTTGATATCATCATTGCTGAAGGGTATATCTTGCCATCAACGCTTGATAAATGTATCAATCAGCTTGATGAAATCGACCAGCTAGAAATTAGAAAGGCAATGACAAATGGCAACAGCTAAATTAGAAAAAGAAAACGTGCTTATTATGCGAATGCATTATGCAGAAGCTACTCACCCTGAAAATGGTGAGAAAATAGACGTTTCTGTGGCAATGAACGGTGTACCTGTTATCACTTACAAAGGTCGTATAGTAACTTACGACATTCAAGAAATTGTCAACGAAGCAGTCAACTTAATTGATGAAGCGTTAGCAAAGGAGTTAAAAAATGGTGACAATTAATAAATTAGAAATTGAGAACGTCAAACGGATTAAAGCGGTCAAAATTGAACCATCAGCGAGTGGTTTGACTGTAATTGGTGGAAATAATAACCAAGGTAAGACTAGTGTTCTGGACAGTATTGCTTGGGCATTGGGTGGTAATAAATACAAGCCAAGTAAAGCAGAGCGTGAGGGTTCCATGGTACCGCCAACGCTGAAGGTGACTTTGTCAAATGGCTTGATTGTTGAACGCAAAGGTAAGAATAGCTCGCTTAAGGTGATTGACCCTAATGGTCAAAAAGCAGGACAACAGTTACTTGACAGCTTTGTGGAAGAATTGGCTATCAATTTACCCAAGTTCATGGACAGCACGCCAAAAGACAAGGCTAACACGCTTTTACAAATCATTGGTGTTGGTGACCAGTTAGCTGAATTGGAGTTGAAAGAAAAGGAAATTTACAACCAGCGTCATGCGATTGGTGTGATTGCTGACCAAAAGGAGAAGTTCGCCAAAGAGCAGCCATACTATCCAGATGCCCCGAAAGAACTGGTTAGTATTTCTGACCTCATCCAACAGCAACAAGCCATTTTAGCTACAAATGGCGAGAACGCTCGTAAACGTCAAAATGTGACAGTTATTCAACAGAACTACAACTTTAAGCAACAAGAAGTTGATGAACTCAAAAAGAAATTGAGAGTAGCTGAGCAGCAATTGGACCAGTTAACAGAAGATTTGCAAATTGCACAAACAGATGCAATGGATTTGCATGATGAATCAACAGCTGAAATTGAAGAGAACATTGCACGTATTGACGAAACTAACAGACGTGTCCGCGCTAACTTGGACAAGGACAAAGCGGAAGAAGATGCTAAGCAACAACGCGAACAATACAATCAATTGACTAACGAAATCGAGGCTGTTCGTCAACAGAAAACAGATTTGTTAACTAACGCAGACTTGCCACTTGAAGGCTTGTCAGTTGATGACGGTAAGCTACTTTATCAAGGGCAAGAGTGGGATAACATGTCTGGTAGTCAACAGCTTATGGTGGCTACTGCGATTGTTCGTAAGCTTAAACCAGAATGTGGTTTTGTTCTGATTGACAAACTAGAACAAATGGACCAAGTCACACTTGAACAGTTCGGCACTTGGTTAGAACAAGAAGGTTTGCAAGCTATTGCCACAAGAGTGTCAACTGGTGAAGAGTGTGCTGTCATTATCGAAGATGGCTATTCAGTCGTCAACGAAACGCATCAAGCACCAGTTACAAAACCAACATTTACAGCAGGAACATTTTAAAAAGGAGAAAAACAATGAAACAAACTGAAACATTTATCGTATTTCGCAGCAAAGAAAAAGGTTATTTTCTAAGCGCGTATAAAAACAATGAAAATGCTCTAGCATTTACAGCTAACTATACCAAAGAAATTAAATCAGCGCTTTCTATTCCTGAAGAGAATTTCAAAGAAGATAAGGAAAAATACGAAAGCTTGTTACAAGCATTTGAAGCAGAACCACTAAAAGTTGAAACTGAATATACACTCACGACACTAGACGGTGAAGAACCAGAAGAAATTAAGGCCGACAATCAAAGCAAGGCTAAAATGCTATTTGATGCGCTTGATGATATTTTTGGGGGTGACGATTAATGCAAATCACAAAAGGAAAACGCGCACGAGCCCAAAAAGTAGTCATCTATGGTCCAGAAGGTATTGGTAAATCAACCTTTGCATCACAATTCCCAGGAGCAGTATTTATTGACACCGAAGGATCAACCGACAACATGGACGTTTCACGCTTGAATAAACCGTCAAGCTATACCATGCTAAAAAATGAAATTGCATGGGTCAAAGCTAATCCTACTTGCTGCAAGACACTTATTATTGACACAATCGACTGGGCAGAAAGCTTAATAGTAGATGATATCTGCGCACTGCATCAGAAAAAAGGTATTGAAGATTTTGGGTATGGTAACGGTTATGTTTACGTTAAAGAAGAATTAGGACGTTTTTTGAACAGTTTATCAGAACTTGTAGATTTAGGTATCAATATTGTGTTAACTGCACATGCCCAAATTCGTAAGTTTGAACAGCCTGACGAGATGGGATCTTATGACCGTTGGGAACTTAAGCTTGGTAAAAAAACAAGCTCACAAACTGCACCACTCGTTAAAGAATGGGCTGATATGGTTTTGTTTGCAAATTATAAAACAGTCGTAATGACTGCTGATAACAAAAAGAAAAAAGCTACTGGTGGACAACGTGTTCTGTACACGCAACATCACCCAGCATGGGATGCTAAGAACCGTCACAACTTACCAGAGGAAATGCCGTTTGATTATGCAGGCATTGCACACATCTTCAATCAAGTACCTGCGCCTGCACAAACACAGCCTGCATCTCAACCACAACAGACAGCGCCTGAACCTGCTCCACAGGTAACAGCACAGGAACAGACATCAACTGCTGAACCAGCGCCACAAGCTCAACCAGAAGTGCCTGAAAACTTGACACAGCCTGCGCCAGAACGTCAGCCTTACCAAGAACCTAACTTGGCTTTACCACAAGCTTTGCGTGATTTGATGATTCAAAACCAAGTTACAGAGCTTGAAGTTCAAAAGGCAGTAGCTCAAAAAGGTTACTATCCAGAAAATACACCAGTAGTGATGTATGACCCTGGATTTATCGACGGTGTGCTTATTGGCGCTTGGGAACAAGTCTTTAGCATGATTAAAGACAATCGTATTTTACCATTTTAATAATTAACAGAAAGAGGAACATTAACATGACACAATTTAACAACAACTTTGATCACGAACTTGGATGGGATGATGAAATCGTAACAGACGCAAAAGAATTCGTACAGCTCACACCTGGTGACTATCAATTCACAGTAACTAACCTTGAACGTGGACGCCACACGCCGAATCCTCAAAATCCAGGGAAATTGCCAGCTTGCAACAAAGCTACACTTACCCTTCAAATCGAAACAGCAGAAGGTATTGCACAATTGATACACAACCTATTCTTGCATACATCAACTGAAGGTATGTTGTCAGCATTTTTTGGTTCTATTGGTCAAAAGAAACACGGTGAGCCACTTCGCATGAATTGGAACAACGTGGTTGGTGCTAAAGGTGTTTGTCGAGTTAACAAACGTAAAGGTACTGGACAATATGCTGACCGTGAATATGACAACATTAAAGCAATGATTTACGCAGATGAAGTTGATTGGACTAAAGTATTGAACGCGAACGTGCAAGATCAACCACAACAGCCTACATATCAACAACCAATGCAACCAACAGCACCTCAACAATACCCACAACAACCACAAGCGCCTCAACAAGCTGCAGGATTCCAAGCTGGGCAATTTTAAGAGGTAGCTAATGAAACTTAGAAAATATCAAGAAGAAGCCCGCGAAGCTGTTCAGCAAGAGTGGGAAGAGGGTAGAAAACGCACATTGCTCGTTCTTCCTACTGGGTGTGGTAAGACTATCGTATTTTCTAAGATTATCGAAGACCGTGTGAGAAAGGGCGAGCGGGTGCTCGTCCTGGCACATAGGTCAGAACTCTTAGAACAAGCTAGCGATAAATTAAAAACCGCTACAGGCTTAGGAACAGCACTAGAGAAAGCAGAGAGCACATCAATTGGTTCATGGTTCCGTGTTGTTGTTGGTTCGGTCCAAACAATGCAACGTGAGAAACGGCTTAGCCAATTCCCACCAGATTATTTTGACACGATTGTGATTGATGAAGCACATCACGCTATATCAGATGGTTACCAACGAGTATTGCAACATTTTGAATCGGCTAACGTGTTAGGCGTTACAGCAACCCCAGACAGAGGAGATAAAAAGAATTTAGGTAAGTTCTTTGACAGTCTTGCTTATGAATATTCAATTGTAGATGCAATCAAATCTGGTTATTTATCAAAGATTACAGCAGTTACTATACCGCTGACATTGGACTTATCAAGTGTCAGTCAACAAGCTGGTGATTTTAAGGCTAGTGAAGTTGGAACAGCGTTAGACCCATATCTAGAACAAATCGCAGATGAGATGGTTAAACAATGTGCAGACCGTAAAACAGTTGTGTTTTTACCACTTGTTAAAACGTCTAAGAAATTCCGTGACATCTTAAACAAGAAAGGATTTAAAGCTGCTGAAGTTAATGGTGAGTCAGAAGACCGTGCAGAGGTCTTAGCTGATTTTGACGAAGGTAAGTACAATGTTCTTTGCAATTCCATGCTACTAACTGAAGGCTGGGACTGCCCGAGTGTTGACTGTGTAGTGGTATTAAGACCGACTAAAGTCAGGGCACTGTACAGTCAAATGGTTGGACGTGGAACGCGTTTAGCTGAAGGAAAAGATAATTTATTGATTTTAGATTTTCTTTGGCACACCGAACGTCACGAGCTATGTAGGCCAGCGCATTTAATCACAGATAGTCCTGAAGTGGCTAAGAAGATGGTCGAAAACATGGCTGAACAGACTAACCAACAATTTGAATTGCTGGAAGCTGAAGAAACAGCTAGCAAGGACGTTGTGGCTGAACGTGAAGAAGCACTTGCTAAGCAGTTGTCAGAAATGCGTAAGCGCAAACGTCGACTAGTTGACCCGTTGCAATTTGAAATGTCTATCCAAGCTGAAGACTTAGCAGACTACGTGCCAGCCTTTGGAATTGAGATGACACCACCAACAGACAAGCAGTTAAAAGCATTAGAGAAGTTTGGTATCTTTACGGATGACATTGGTAACTTTGGCAAGGCTAGCAAATTGTTAGACAGACTTAAGAAACGTCAAACAGAAGGCCTTACAACACCTAAACAAATTCGATTATTAGAACGCTACGGTTTTAAGAATGTTGGTATGTGGACATTTGACGGCGCAAGTAATCTAATCAATCGCATTGCAGCTAATGGTTGGCGTGTTCCTCGTGGTATTCGACCAGCGGAATTTAAACCAGAATAAGAAAGGATAAACATGGCAGAGAGAGATTTTGACCTGCTACCATTGCTGGATTATATCAATCCTGCCATGGTGGATTACAGTACATGGTGTCAAATCGGTATGGCCTTAAAGCACGAAGGCTATACGGCAATGGACTGGGATAATTGGTCACAAGCTGATACACGTTACAAAAAAGGTGAATGCTTCAAGAAATGGACAACCTTCAACGAAGAAGCAGGTAGTGTTGTAACAGGAGCCACAATCACACAATTAGCAAAAGATAATGGCTGGCAACCTGCTTCAAATGGACGTGGTGATTCTCACGAATTAGATTGGGAAGATACGATTGATCGTGATTATCAAATCGTAGATAAAAACTGGATTGAGTCGAAAGAAATCAGAGAACCATTGAACTGGCAACCTGCACAAGAATTAATCAAGTATCTTGAAACGCTGTTTGATTCAACAGATTTAGTTGGCTACGTGACTGCTACCTATCCAATTGAGACGGACAATGGCACGATTCACAAACCAACGCAAGGTAACTTTGATAGAACAGCTGGAGAACTTATTCAGTTATTGCAAAAGACGCCTGACGACATTGGAGCTGTCTTTGGTGATTACAAGGAAGAAGCAGGTGCGTGGATTCGATTCAATCCGTTAGACGGTAAAGGTGTAAAAAATGACAATGTCACTGAATATCGTTATGCCTTAGTCGAATCTGATACGCTCGATATTGGCAAACAATATGCACTGTTTAAAGAGTTAGAGTTACCAATTGCAACGCTTGTCCATTCTGGTAAGAAATCACTGCACGCAGTCGTGAAAGTAGATGCGCGTGATTATCAAGAGTATAGGAAACGTGTTGATTACATCTATCAAATCTGTAAGAAGAATGGGCTTGATATTGATACGCAGAACCGCAATCCTAGCCGTTTGTCACGCATGCCTGGTGTCACACGTAACGGACGTAAACAGTTTTTGATTGATACTAACATTGGTAAGGCGAATTACGAAGAGTGGTATCAATGGGTTGAAGACTTGAACGATGATTTACCAGACCCTGAGGGACTGTTAGACAGCTGGGACGATATGCCAGAACTAGCACCTGAGCTTATTCATGGGATTTTGCGTCAAGGCCACAAGATGCTAATCGCTGGTCCATCTAAGGCTGGTAAGTCGTTTGCATTGATTGAACTATCCATTGCCATCGCTGAAGGTGCTAAATGGCTTGGTTGGCAATGTGAACAAGGACGTGTCTTATATGTCAATCTGGAATTAGATAGACCATCAGCGCTGCACCGTTTCAAAGATGTGTACGCAGCTATGGGAATTCCAGCAAACAATCTTCAAAATATTGATGTTTGGAACTTACGTGGTAAGACCGTTCCAATGGATAAATTGGCACCTAAGCTAATCAGACGATCACTTAAAAAGAACTATCAAGCAGTCATTATCGACCCGATTTACAAGGTGCTGACTGGTGATGAAAACAGCGCGGATCAAATGGCGCACTTTACGAACCAGTTTGACAAGGTGGCTACTGAATTAGGTTGTTCAGTTATCTACTGTCACCACCACAGTAAAGGTACACAGGGTGGTAAGAAATCAATGGACCGTGCCAGTGGTTCAGGAGTGTTTGCGCGTGACCCTGATGCACTTATTGACTTGGTAGAACTTGATTTGACTGAAATTATCATCAAACAACGTACTGATGAGGCAAAATGCGAAGTGTTCAAACGTGCTATCAAAGAACGTAACTTGGATTACTACCAGCACGAAATCACGCTTGATGATATGCATAGCGTTGCAGAAATGAGCAAACATTTTGATAAAGCGTTAGACGATATCATGGTCAGAAAACCATATCTACATGAGATTCAGCAAGTTGAACATTCAATCAATATTGCAACAGCATGGCGTGTTGAAGGGACACTTCGTGAATTTGCAAAATTCCCACCAGTCAATATGTGGTTCAGCTATCCAGTTCACAGTGTGGATACAACAGGCGTGCTTGCAGATATTCAGTTGGAAGACAGCAAACCACTTTGGCAAAAAGCGAAAGAATCACGAAAAACAAAAGAACAGAATTTAAAGGAACGAAACCAAAAATTAGAAACAGCGTATAGCGCTTTATTTGATGGAACAGCTCCAGTAACTGTTCAAGAAATCCGTGAATACTTGGATTTAAAATCCAACAAAAGCGTAGAAAATTACATCAAAGAACATGATGGTTTTGATGTCAAAAAAGGAATTGTGTTTAAAATTTCTGCAAATCAAGAAATGGAAAAGAAAGAAAATAACTAGAAGAATTCCAAAGAAAAATCCTGTTATTTTCTTTTCTCAAATCGGAAAAATACTAGTTATTTTCTTTTCTTGCTAATTTTAGAAAAATCGGAAAAATACTAGTTATTTTCTTGAAAAAATATTGTTATAACTCTTCCAGAGTTATTAAAAGTGTTTTTCCTTCGTCAAAAGTCAAAGAGAAAAGGAAAAGGGGCTGTAAGCTCTGCCCCTTTATCCTTTGTCTCATCTTTGACAAAGGCGCACATGACAAACGTAAAAATCAAAAGCAGAAAAATGAGGTGTAAAAATGGAAGTTTATAAACTTAGAATGATTATTGAATATCAAGAGTTGAAAAGACGTACTGAAAAGTTAGGTAAATTGTTAGATAAGCATCTTTATGGAGAATTAGACTTTGAGTTAAATTGTCCAGTGGCATTACTTGAAAGTCAATACTATACTATGCAAGCTTATCTCAGTATTTTGGTACAACGTGCTGAAATTGAGCATGTTGATCTTGATTATGATTTGGTTAGTGACCGAAGCGAGGAAGATTATTGAGGTGTAAAAAATGACTGATGAGGAATTATTAAAAAATATCACATTTAAAGTTGTTGAAAAGAAAACATTAACGACACAGTTAAAAAATGAAAAACAAGAGGCTGATTTAGCTGACGAGGTGGGGCATGGCTGATACAGAACGTTGTGAAGGTTGTGGGTGTGATTTTCGAGAAGGAACAATTGATTATGATTGTGTGTTCGCAAATGGCTATTGCTGTAATTGCTTAGCTAACGAAGAGGATGACAATTGATGATTGAATTCTTTATCCCAATGAAGAAAATTCCCACAGTCACACATCAACAGAAAAAATGGACGGTCAGAAATGGAAAGCCACAATCTTATGAGCCTGAAAAGCTAAAGGAAACGCGAGCAATGTTTATGGAACTGCTAGCGCCATATGCGCCAGAAGAACCAATGGACGGTCCATTAAGGCTAACGACTAAATGGCTGTTTCCAAAAGTCAAAGGAACAACTAACGGTCAATACAAGCATACGAAACCCGACACGGATAACCTGGTGAAGCTGTTGAAGGATTGCATGGAAAGAACAGGATTTTATGTCAATGATAGTCGTGTGGCTAGTGAGATTACTGAAAAATTCTGGGCTGATACGGTTGGAATATACGTGAGGTTGGAAAACTTATGAAAATTGATTATATTGATTTCTTTCAAACGGAAGTACCAAACTGGATGAGAGCCAGTAACCAAAAATCACAAGAGCTTGGTTTTGGAACAGTTGCTTACTGGGAATGGGCGAATCAGTCCATTGTGGCTATTTGTGAGAAGTACGGTAATGACGATTTAGTTAATGGTCAATTTCACTTAATCTGGGATTGGCTAGACAAGCAAGCGAAAGGAGTAAGTAATGTATGAGGTAGTGTTATATTTTGACAATATGGTTGATGAGACGTATCGCTTTGACACCTACGAAGAAGCACTTGAAAAAGTGAATAACCTCAAATGGCAGTATCGTACCAAACGCTTATACAGCTTTAAAGTGAGAAAGGTTGAAACATGAAAAACGAAGATTTAATGATTGGATTAATTGTCATGCTTGCAGCGTTTATGTGCATCGCTGTTGGATATGACATTGGCAAACGTGAAAGCAAGTCCGAAATTGCAGAGTTAAAAACAGAGCTTAAACAAGCTAAGGCACAAATTAAACTCTTGGAAGAAAATCAAGTGATTGTTTATTACGCTGATAGTTGGGGAGGTAACCCATAACGGTATCAGGTCGGTTCGACTCCGACCATGGGTATAACCCGAAATATTTTAAAACGGAATAGAGGTGGTGTGAACCACTTCTTCTTGCAAAACAAATTAGTATATAGTTAGTAAGTTTATCGGGTTACTTGCTAGCAACATAGCGAAATCAAAAATAGAAAGGGGAACTCAATGTAAATTTTAATCTAACGCAGTTTATCGCTAGACTGTTATTATGCAAGGCGCTGCTAAAGTGGTGGTAGGGTCGTGCGCCTGCCCATTTTGTGGAAACACAAAAAAGTCCCTGCTTGCACAAGGACCTAAGATATATGAATGACACTTATATTATATCATAAAGGAGCTGTGTAAGTAGTGGGAAAATTGAGCAATTCGCAATTGAAAGCACTTGATGAGTTATTATTTGATTATGTGAGCATTGACCATAAAATTGCAGTGAGAAAGCTAGAAATTAGCGACGTTCCAAATACAGACGAAAATATTGGCGGTGGACGTTCCAACATTGTGTCTAAACCGACCGAAAATCTAGTAGCTAAATGGGATAGCGACCAGCGTCTAAATAGCCTGTACGCGCAGAAACACGCAGTAGAAAGCACATTAAGCACGTTAGATGACGACATGACTAAAATATTTTGGCTGCGTTGGTCTCGTGGCAGTGTCAATACCTGGGAAGAAATCGCAGACAAAATGTCATACGACCGAAGCACTATCTACCGCAGACGTCAACGCATTTTAGAAATTTTTGCTGATTTTTATGGTTTTTGTTAAAGTTGCGACTTTTGCCCCTATTTGTCGCACAAAAAAAGCGTTATTATGATAGCATCAGATGTTTAGGTTAAGGACGAGGTTTCTTGAGAGGTATTACTCGTCCTTATTTTGTTAGGTCCGCAACAGGTCAGGTCACAATGGCTAGAGTTGAAAATAAATGGTAAAGGGTTAAACATCTTGTGACAGATGCCTAAAAAACGGTACACAATACAGGTTGATTGTATCGGTGTTCGTCTGTGCAACCTTTTGGATGAACTGTTGGAATATAGTACAAATAGTTAGTACAGCTAGATTTTATGCTAGAGATGCGGGTGCAGCTCCCGCTATTCCTCTAACAGTCGCACGTTTGTGTGGCTTTTTTATTTTAGATTGGGGGTGATGGAAAATCACTAAATTAACTTTAAAACAACAACGTTTTGCAGATGAGTACATCATCTCTGGAAATGCAACGGATGCGGCTATCAAGGCAGGTTACGCTACAAGGTCAGCTAGGGCAATTGGTCAAGAAAACTTGACAAAACCTGACATAAAATCTTACATTGACGAACGCTTATCTGAAATCCAATCAGAAAAAATAGCTAATCAAGAAGAAGTTATGCAAGTGTTGACTTCGGTTTTACGTGGTGAACGTGAAGAAGAAGTTGTTGAATTGAATAAAGAAACTGGTATGTTTGTTAAAACGACCAAAAGGCCCGACACATCAGCTGTTATTCGTGCAGCAAACGAAATTATGAAACGTTATCCACTGCCTAAAGAGATTAAACTCGAAGCTAACGTCACAACAAACAAACTTGACGGTATTTTGGCACAGTTAGAAGATGATAGCTCATGAGCAACATGATTCTATCTGATAAATATAAAGCGTTCTTGCGACACAATGCTAAAGCCGAAGCTCTTGAAGGAACAACAGCTGCTGGAAAGACAACGGTTGGTGCTTTTAAATTCATGTTAAAAGTCGCTAAGTCATCTAAAAAGTTACACTTTATTGCTTCAAAATCAATTGGTGACGCGGAAAAGAACATTATTAATTCTGATTTGGGGATAGTTGATATTTTCGGAGAGTTGGTCGATTATCGTGGGAATGGTAGTCTTGATTATAAAATTCCACATTTGGTTTATCACGTCGATAACAAACCAGAGAACGATAAGATTGTTTTCGTTCTTGGGTACGAAGATAAAACCAAATGGAAAAAGGCACTTGGTTCGCAATTTGGCTGTGGTTACATTGACGAAATCAACACGGCTGATACAGACTTTGTTCAAGAATCAACTATGCGCTGTGACTATTGGATGTGCACCATGAACCCAGACGACCCAACATTACCAATTTATGAACAATACATCAATCGCTTTCGTGCTTTGCCAGAATACGAACAAGATACGCCAAAGGAAATTCAAGAAGAATTAGACAAACAACCAGCGCAACCAGAATGGACGTACTGGTTTTTTAATTTCGACCATAACGCAGGACTACCAGAGGATAAAAAACAGCAAATTATCAACACAGTAGCCCCTGGGACTAAGATTTACAAAAATAAAATCTTAGGGCTTCGTGGTCGGTCAGAAGGTCTTATTTTCTCTATGTTCGAGAGACAGCGCAACGTCATTACACGTAAGCAAGCTAAATCGTTTAGCTATGCGCAGTTTTCGTGTGGTGTTGATACGTCTTATTCTGAACAGTCAAACGACACAATCGCTTTTATTTTCCAAGGTATTACGCGAGACGGTAAGCTAGTAACACTTGCCGAACGAGTTTACAACAATAAAGATTTGAGCGGTGATAAGATAGCGCCGTCAGATACAGTCGAGCTATTGCATAAGTTTCTAGATGATTGTAAGGACGATTGGGGCTTTGCACGTAGGATTTACGTTGATAACGCAGACCAAGCAACAATTATGGAATTGAGGAAATACGCTAATAAATATGGTCTGCTATACGAGTTCATGAATGCGAACAAGAAAGTCAAAATCATTGACCGTATAAATTTAATGGCTAGCTGGATGAAGCAAGGTTATTACTTTGTCGTTGACGACTGTGAAAATCATTTACATGAATTAGATGTCTACAGCTGGAAAGAAGGCAAGGATGAGCCAGAGGATAGAAACGACCACACCATCAATGCTTGTCAGTATGGCTTTATTCCGTACATCAAAATGATTGGTGAAAGGCAGAATAATTCTAACCAGTTCGATACGCTTCGGGCTGGTTTTGGTTTGTAATGAAAGGATATTATGACATACAAAGAAACTTTTGTAGATAGCACAGGCAAGAGCAATTTACTTGAATTACGTTTCCACCGTGAAGCACGGATGAGATACAGTGTTCACGACTTAGACACGTTATTTGCTGATGACTATCGCTTACTTAAGGAAATACTACATCACCACGAAACAATACAGAGACCACGTATTCAAGAACTGCTTGACTACGCTGAGGGAAATAATCACGATATCAGTAAAGCTGGTAGACGTCGTGATGATGACATGGCAGACACTCGTGCCATTCATAATTTTGGACGTGCAATTGCTGTATTCAAACAAGGGTATTTGGTTGGCAATCCTATTCAGGTTTCTTATGAGGACGACAATTATCAGGAACAATTGGACGAATTAGCTAAGCAAAATGATTTCCACCAGCTAAACCGTTCACTAGTACTTGATTTGTCTAAGACCGGTCGTGCTTATGACTTGGTTTATCGCGCACAAGATGATACGACACGAGCAGTTAAGCTAGATTCGTTAGGGACATTTGTCATTTATGACGACACTCTGGAGATGCACAGTGTCGCTGGTGTACGTTACTATCAAGCTAATCCGTTTGATGACAAGAAAAAAATTGTTGAAGTCTACACGCCAAGTGACATTATGACGTTTGAATATGACGGTACGCTTAATGAAATCAGCAGAACCACACATGCGTTTGAGTTAGTTCCAATTACGGAATACATGAATAATTCAAACGGGTTAGGTGATTATGAGACAGAGCTGTCATTGATTGACTTGTACGACGCTTCTCAATCTGATACAGCTAATTATATGCAGGACTTATCAGACGCTATTTTGGCTATCATAGGTCGTGTTAATTTCCCAGCCGACTGTGACACAGCAGCGAAGCAGATTGAGTACATGCGTAAAATGCGCAAAGCTCGTTTGTTAAACTTAGAGCCACCTATTGACCAAGAGGGTAACGAAGGAACAGTTGACGCTAAGTATTTGTACAAGCAATATGATGTTAACGGTACTGAAGCTTACAAAAAACGTGTTGTTAATGACATTCATAAGTTTACCAATACACCAGATATGACCGACGATAATTTTGCTGGTGTTCAGTCTGGTGAAGCTATGAAATGGAAAGTGTTTGGTCTTGACCAGGAACGTGTTGACATGCAAGCTTTGTTTGAAAGGTCTCTTAAACGTCGTTATCGTCTAGTGGCTAACATTGGTAAAGTTGCTCGTGAAATGACAGATTTTGACGTGTCTAAATTAATCATTACATTTACGCCGAACTTACCTGCAGACACAGCAAACATTGTCACAAATGCTAAGAATCTGTATGGCATGGTCAGTGATGAAACTGTTTTTGATATGCTTCAAACGGCGACTGGTGTTGATGCTAAAATTGAAATGGAACGTTTGAACTCCGAAGAACCACAAGAACCAGAACCACGAATTGGTGAGGTGACCGCTGATGAGCAAGAAGCACAATGATTACTGGTCAAAGCGTAGTGATGACATTATGCACTATGTCGACGGTACAGACATTGATATGTTTGCTGAATTGCAAAAGGTTTATGTTGAGCAATCAGCAGAGCTCCAACGTGATTTGTTTGCATTTGTGACTAAATATGCAGATGATAATAAAATGAGCTATTCTGACGCCCTACAGCGCCTTAGAGGAGTTGACCTATCAAATTATCAAGCTAACGCTAAGAAGTACCGTAAACAAGCTGAGAAAGACCCAGAATTGCTCAAACGACTGAATGAACAGTATACTGGCTCGAAAGTGACACGACTGGATGCACTAAATCTTGAAATGACGTACAAAGTTGGTGTCATGCAAGGTGTTCTTGAAACGTCATTTGAAAATTATCTGAAGTCAACTGCTAAATATGCTTATAAGAAAGCCATGGGTGGCAATAGTGGGGCTTTAAATGAACCAGCGCTGAAAGAACTTATCAATACACCGTTTAATGGTCGAAATTATTCGCAGCAATTGTGGGGCAATACTGATGATTTAGCCAGGGATTTGAGAGATGTTCTAAAACGTGGTTTTATTCGTGGTGATGATGTTCGTAGTATGGCTGGTGAGCTTGCCAAAAAATACAATGTGGCACGTTCACGAGCTCAAACACTTATTAGGACAGATGGAACAGCTATTGTCAATCGTTCAGCTATCAAACGCTATGAAGAGTCTGGTTTGGAATTCTATCGCATATCTGTACAGATGGACAATAGAACGTCTGACATATGCATTAGGATTCATGATGAAGATAAACGTTATAGAATTGATGAGTTCGAAACTGGTGTAACTGCACCACCATTTCATTATAATTGTCGGTCCGCTGTTATTCCTGATGAAGATGAGTTAGACGAACAATCGTTAAGAAATATTGGAAAAGCAAATGTAGATAGCTTATTTGAAGATGTATCAAAGATTTGGGATGAAGTTTCTCATGGCGTGGTAGATAGAGAACAAATAAGAAATAAGTTGCAAGATAGGTATGATATAGGCGTTTTATCGTCTAAAATTAGTCGATATGCGGCATTTAATAATGTTTATATAGACGGCAATAGTTTATCTTCATCTTTGCGTTCTCATGGTCAACGGTATACTTTAGATGAATTTAAATTGATTGAAGATGTAATTAAAAAACCTTATTTAGCTCTTGATAATTCTTCAAGGGTGGAAGGCTCACTTCTTCTTTATGCTAAAATACCTAACAAAGACCGTTTAGTTATGGAAGCAGTTATTATTCCTCGTGATGAAATGATGATGATTCATTTCAATAAAGTAGGTATTAGGCAAGAGAAGAAGAATAGAAAAAACAATGTAATACTTTACGAAAAAGGCAAAGAATAGTATAATATAGGTGAGAAAAGATAGAGGTTGAGAATCTGTCACCAACACGCCGCTTAGCTAGCGGGTCAGAAATGCGGGAGCCTCGACAGTCCCGCCTATCTTATTACTATTTGCGCTTAGAGTTATAATCTAGGCGCTTTTTTTGTACCCAAAAAGGAGAAGATATGTTTATTTGGCAGTTAATTTTAAACGCACTAGGCTTGTTAGTTTTAGTGATTATTTGTGGTTTCATTGCTATTGCAGTAAAAAGTTTTATTAAGGAATTGAAAAAATAACTTGGCTGAACTGTTCGGAATTTCCGAATGGTTCTTTTTGTGGAAGATTACTCAAGTGGTTAAGAGGGCAGGTTGCTACCTTGCTAGGCGTGTAAAAGCGTGCGTGGGTTCGAATCCTACATCTTCTGTTGACGTGGCTAGTCATTAAATAAGCCAAATAATAACTTACTAGCGTGGCTTATTGCGTTAGGTATGGAAATTACATTCGGACAAGACTAGAAAACGTGAGACGTCCGTTTTCGTGGCTTTAAGAACGTTTGGAAGTATCTAACAAGATAGGACTAGCATGGAGGAGTAAAAATGAAAAAAGAACTTTTAGCGCTTAACATGCGTAATTTACAATTTTTTGCTGATGGTAGCGAAGCTGGTGCTGACGACAACGGCGGTGCAGGCACAGAGGGCAACGAAAGCAATAACAACGGTAATGATAACGGTCAAGAGTTCAAAGGTCCGCAATCACAGTCAGAATTAGACAGTCTTACGAATAAAGCTGTACAAAAGGCTTTAGAGAATTACAAAAAAGGTGAGCAAGAACGTATTAAACAACGTATTACTGAAGCTCTTGAAAAAGAAAAAGATTATGCTAATTTATCGGCTGCTGAGCGTGCTAAACGTGAATTCGAAGATAGTAAGTCAGCTTTTGAACAAGAAAAAGCACAATTTGAACACGAAAAATTAGTCGTTCAAGTTGAAAAAGACCTTGTTTCAAAAGGTTTGCCAGCTGAATTTGCCGAATTGTTAGCCGTTGGTGATGCTGAACAAGCACTTGAACAAGTCAGCAAATTTGAAAAAGCCTTTAACGATGCTGTTAACGCTAAAGTCAAAGTATCATTACGTCAGCCAGCACCTAATGCAGGTGGTAATGGTGCTTCACAAACGAATTATGGTGCAAGTCTTGCCAAAAATTCAATTAAAACTGGCGAGAAACTATTTTAAAGGAGAGCTTATATGCCAACTAAGAAATTATTTGGAAATGCTGAAATTCTTCATAATTTACCTTACGAAGCGATTTCAGTTACTGTTGATAAAACAACAACAGGGACAGTTACAGAAAATGCACGTACAATTTTAAAAGCTGGTACGTTAATTGCTGGTGATGGTACTTCAATTTTTGCTGACCGCAGTAAAAAGGTTAAGGTAAATGTAGAAGCACCAGATGGTGTTTTACTTTATGATGTTGACGTTACAGAAGGTGATGCAGTTGCAAGTCTTGTCTATCGCGGTACTTTGCGAGAAGACAAAGTCAATGGCGGTACAGTACCTGAAGGTGCTAAAACTGCATTGAAACACATTCAATTTGTGAAAGGGGTTTAATTTATGCCATTAATTTATGATGTTATGACAGCGGGGAATGTGTCTGGGTACTGGAATGCTAGCCAACAAGCAGTTGATTCTACAATCGGTGAAAAAGTGTTCCCTGCTCAAAAACAACTTGGACTGAAATTATCTTACGTCAAAGGTGCGTCTGGTCGTCCGGTCGTATTGAAACCGTCTGCTTTTGATACAAAAGCAACACTTCGTGAACGTATGGCTGTTGAATTGGTTGATAAAGAAATGCCGTTCTTCAAAGAAGCTATGCTCGTGAAAGAAGCTGACCGACAACAATTGAACCTTATTGCTCAAACTGGTAATCAAGCACTTATCGACACAATCACAGCTGGTCTGTTTGATGATGCAACAACGTTACTTTCTGGTGCTCATGCTCAATTAGAAGCTATGCGTATGTCAGTACTTGCGACTGGTAAGATTGCTGTTATCTCAAACGGTGTTGCTCTTGATTTTGATTATGGTGTAGCTGATGACCATAAAGGGAAAGTCAAAACAGCGTGGTCAGATGCAGATACAGCTACACCGCTCAAGGATATTGACACAGCTATTACAGCGATTGAAGAGCTTGGTAACAAGGCGGAAGTAGCTTACATGAGTGCTAAGACATTTGCGCAACTTAAAAACGCCAAATCCACAACAACATTGATTAAACCGCTTGCACCAACAGGAGCAGGAGTTACTAGCCAAGAATTGAAAGACTATATCCAAGATAATTATGATTTGACTATTGTTGTTAAATCAGGTACTTACAAAGATGCTGACGGTAAAATCAAAAAATATTTCCCAGATGATAAAGTCACTTTTGCACCAAATGCGGCACTTGGTAAAACAATGTTTGGTACAACGCCTGAAGAATCAGATTTGATGGGCGGTAACAACGCTGTTGAAGTATCTATTGTTGATACTGGTATTGCTATCACAACTAAAAAACTTGATGATCCAGTTAATGTTAAAACTAAAGTGTCTATGATTGCTTTACCATCATTTGAAAATATCGACGAAGCTTATATGCTTAGCACTACACCAGAAATTTAATCAGGAGGTAGTTAATGGCTAAAGTGATTGCAGGTTTTCGAGATAAGGAAACACAGATTGTCTATGTAATTGGTGACGATTACGAAGGTGACCGTGTTGCTGAACTTACAAAAGCTGGTTTCTTGAAGAAAGAAGCTACAAAGAAAGCCACTAAATAATAAACAGGAGGTGTTCAATGACGCCGACACCACTTGATGAAACTAAAATTATCCAAAATGTAAAGTTGGATTTAGAAATTACTGATAAATTGCAGGACGGTTTGTTAAAAATGCTGTTAGACCGAGTGGTAAAACATTTTAAAGCAGAATATGGCGTGTCTGACATTGACGACGCCTATTCTTTTATCTTTGAGGATTGTGTTATCAAGCGATTTAATAGACGTGGTTCAGAAGGGGCACAGTCAGAAAGCGTGGAAGGCCATTCAGTTTCCTATTATGAAAATAAGAATGAGTTTCTACCCTATGACGACATGTTGCAAAAAGCTTTTGGACAGTCTGGGCAGTCACGACCAGGACGGGTGTTTATCCTATGAGATATGCTGATAGAGTTATTCTAATTACCGAAACGACCGAAGCTGATTTTTTAGGTGATAAGGTTATTAAGAAAGAAAGCCAACCGATACCATGTTTTCGTGGTGGACTAACCATTGAAGAACAAATGGCAGTTTTTGGTAAGTACAGTCTTGATAACTTTAAGTTATACCTAAAAGGCTACTATGATGGATTTGAAACAGTAAAATATCACGGTAAGACGTTAATGATTGCTGGCAAGATTCATCACAACAATCACACGGTAATTTATTTATGAGTATCAAATACAGCGTTAAAGGTGTTGATAGATGGACCAAACGGCTAAGAGATAAAAGTAAACAAGCACAAGTTGCCACAGACCGCCAATTGGAATTATCTAGTAAACGTATTGAACGCGGTGCCAAAACTGGCGCACCAGTTGATACGGGAGCACTTAAAAATACAATTTTCTCAGTAAAGGCAGGTCATTTAACTTACAAGGTCACAGCACCGCAGCATTATGCTATTTATGTTGAGAAAGGAACTCGCAAAATGCGTGCACAGCCCTTCTTGAAACCAGCTATTGACGCTGAACAACCTAAACTAATCAGTAATTTACGCAAACTATATGAAAGATAGGTGATATATGACGACTTATTCACCATCAACTTTATTTTTAAAAGAACTACACGATAGGTTGGAAGTGTTAGCTATTCCAATCTATTTTAAATTGCCCAATTCTGACGTTTTAGAGCCTTTTATTGTGATTGGGGCTAATTCATCAGATACTTCCAAAACAGCGCAAACTGGGGCTGTTATTGAGGATATCACGGTAAATATTGACGTCTTCCTAGATGGTTCAAGTAGAACCGACGCAGAAGAAATTAAATCTAAGGCTTTACGAGCGTTAGGGCGCAGAAATGCAACAGCTAACATCATTCCAGATAATAGCATAGGACGTGAAGTATATCACGTCTCTATCGTTGTATCTGACACTATTTATTAAAAAAGGAGAATTACATGACAGAACAAATCAAAGTAACGACTGCTAAACCATTGTCTGGTAAGAAGGTCTTTTACTTTATTCAATCTATTCATGCTAAAATTGGTAGCAATGCAATCTTACCAGCTTATCGCACTGATGGTACTTTAACACTTGGTGCTGAATATTCGGACGAGCAAACACAACAAGGTCTTTTGCTTGATAAAACAAGTACCAGCCATGAAATCGAATTGACGACTAAGTTTGCACCAAAAGACCCTTCAATTGAAGTTATCGAGCAAGCGAACGACACAGGAGAATCAGTTAAGATTTGGCGCGTTCTTGTTGATGAAACATTGAAAACGCAAGCTGGTGAACCTGCAAAAGATGTTTATCCTGCGAAATTTGGCTATGCTAAAATCGGTGATATTGAATACAACGAAGGTATTGAAGACATTATCGAAGCTAACTACACAGCAAGCATTGTCGGTAAGCTAAAAAATGGTAAATTCCCATTGACTGCCGAAGAAATTGCTTTGCTTAATGAAGTCTATGACTATCAAAATCCGGGCGAAACAACTGGTGATTACGATAACATCAAGAAAACAGATGAATAATCTATCAAGGTTGGATATTACATCCAGCCTTTTATTTTTTAGTTAGGAGACAACTCACCTTATGGAATTTAAAGTTAAAAATAAAATCATTGAAATCAAGTTCGATTACCGCACAATGTTTAAAGTTGACAAACAACTTGCCACTAGGAACAAAGATACTGGTGCAAGTAATAATGACGGTGTGGGAACATTATTTAACAACATTTTAAATCGTAATGATGAAGGACTTGTTGATTTAATTCTTTTATCAGCTAGCAAAGCATTTAGCAAAGCTATTTCAGAAGATGACGCTATCACAGCCATTGAAAACTGGTTGGCAGATAACGAAGCTGCAGATACAGAAAGCTTGTTTGAAGAAATTCAACAAGAAATGGTTGATTCTGGTTTTTTCAAGAACAAGATTTTGAAATATATCGAAAACTTGGAAACAGCAGTAGAGTACATGAAAGCGCAAGAGGACAGCGAAGCGCTTCAAGTCGAAATTACCGAAAAACTTATTGGCAAGATGAAAAGCGCGCTATCTTAACTGAGTGTGCACGTCTAGGTTTAACAGATTTAGAAACAATCTACGCTTGCAATAAATGGGAACTTGACGCGATTTTAGAAGGGCTTCATTATAGACAAATTGATTTTCGCGAAAATCTGTCAGAACTTGCTATGGAAATGCGTTACACTATGAACGCTAAACGCGCTAGTGCCAACAAACTTAGCAAGAGAAAAGATAGAAATAAAGTTAAACAAGCCTTTCATGCAAATGACGATAAGCAAACAGCTAACAGCAGTCTTGCTGAACGTCTGCAAAAAGTCAATGACCATTTTATGAACAGATAACACAGAAAGGAGGAGTTATATGGCAGAATTTGATGGCTCGATTTATGCCTATGTCGGTGCTGATATTGCTGATTATCAATCGGCAATGAATAAGATTACAACTGCAACACAGCGTGCTTTTGAGAAAGCACAGGATGCAGCTGTGAATAATTCTAATCGTTTAGTTCAACGCGTTGGTCAAATTATGGCACAGTTAGCAAACAATGGTGAATCACTTGGTAAACGCTTAGGAACAGCATTTAGCACAGGCTTAAACTTGTCTATTGGTGAAATTCAACGTATAGCTTCATCAATTGGTGAAAAGATTCCTCAGCCCATAAAAAATGGGTTTAATACCGCTTTAACAGCTATACAGAGTGGTGTCAACTCAATAGCTAATAAAATCCCTCAGTCTATTCAAAACGCTTTTACAAAAGCAACTAGCTCAGTTTCTAGTTTTGCGACATCGGCGTCTAGTAAGGTTGGCTCAGCATTTAATACGATTAGCTCAAAAGTAAGCAGTGCTTCAAATACAATCAGCAATTCTTTTGTTGGGAAAGTAGGAAGTAGTCTTACTAGCTTAAGTAGTAAAGTTGCAAGTGTTGCGACTAAAATGGCTAGTTCGCTTGGTTCTGGCTTTTCGAATTTATCGAGCAGAGCGACTAATGCACTTAATGGTGTTAGTTCAAAAATGAGCGAGCTGGGAAGTAGCATTACTAAAACTACTTTGACGGTTACAGCTCTTGGTGCGGCGTTTGCAGTTTTTCAAGGCTTTAAGGCTGCGGTTGTTGGTTCAGTTTCAAAAGCAGCAGAATTCGAAGAAAAAATGAGCAACATCAAGGCTCTTACTGGTGCTAGCTCTGAAACAATGAAGCAATTCAATGCGGCGGCTCAAAAAGCTGGTGCAGATACTGCATTCTCAGCCAGTGAAGCAGCTGACGCTATTGCTGAGTTGAGTAAAGCTGGTGTTGATACCTCAGCTATCCTCAATGGTGGTTTGACTGGTGCTCTTAACTTGGCAACTGCTGGTGAACTTAGTTTGACAGAAGCAGCGGAAGTTGCTTCAACTGCGCTTAATGCCTTCAAATCTGATAATTTAAGTGTTACTGATGCAGCTAACCAATTAGCGGGTGCAGCGAACGCTTCGGCAACAGATGTCCACGAATTGAAATATGGACTTTCTGCAGTTGCGGCAGTCGCGTCCGGTGTTGGTATGTCGTTTAATGACACAACTAATGCTCTTGCGGTCTTTGCACAAAACGGTCTTAAAGGCTCTGACGCTGGTACATCTCTTAAAACAATGCTTTTGAATTTGTCGCCTCAAACCGATAAAGCGGCAGCTCAAATGCAACAATTGGGAATTATTACAGCTGATGGTGCTAACCAATTCTATACAGCAGAAGGTAAGCTTAAGTCATTTAGTGAAATCTCACAAATCTTACAAGATAGCTTGAAAGGTTTGACTGCTGAGCAACAACAGAACGCTCTTAAGACAATGTTTGGTACTGACGCCATTCGTGCGGCTAATATTGCGATGAAAGAGGGTGCTGCTGGTGCAGACGCCATGCAAGCTGCAATTAGTAAGGTAACTGCTGCGGATGTCGCTAAAGAAAAACTTAACAACTTAAAAGGTGCTGTTGAATATCTTAGTGGTTCGTTTGAAACATTACAAATCAAAATTGGAACAGCGGTTTTACCAATTTTGACAGATTTAGTTCAGTGGTTAGATAAGTTAGTTAGCAAATTTAGTGAATCAGCTGGATTGCAAAAATTTTTAGATTCACTAACAGCTTTAGAACCAGCTCTTGACCATATTTTGAATGGTACTAAGTTAACAAATGACCAGATGTCTAAAGCACAAGATGCTGTAAGTAACCTAATACCTGCCATTGCAGGATTAGTTGGTGCGTTTGCTTTTGGTCCTGCGTTGAAAGATTTAGGACTACTTGGTACTGGATTAGGCATTGTAGGAAAAAAAGCGAATTCATTTAGTTCTATTATAAGTAATGCCTTTACCAATGCAGGTGGTTTAATTGGTGCTTTAGCTGGTAAAATGAATGGCTTATCAGGTGTATTTGCAAATGCAGCAAGTACTGGTCTATCTGTATTAGGTGGAATGACTTCAACAATGGGAAGTATTGCCAAATTAGCACTTGCTTCAATCGGTCCTGCAGCAATTCTTGGTTTAGTTATTGCTGGTCTTGGTCTTATCAATAGTCAATTTGGCACACAGATTGACCAATTGTTGAATATAGTAACGACTAAAGGACCACAAATTATCCAAAATTTGGTTGCTGGTATTACTAGCAAGATTCCAGAATTGATAGCGTCTGGAGCTGATTTAATTGCTAAGTTTGCTAATGCATTCACTGTTATGTTTCCAGTGCTTGTGCAAGCTGGTGTTCAATTAATTTCTAGTCTTGTTCAGGGTGTAGGAGCTAACGCTGGTAGTTTGATTGCGTCAGCTATTCAAGTTATCGGTACGTTTATTAGCTCAATAGCAAGCGCATTACCTCAGCTATTGTCTGTGGGTATGGACTTTATTGCAAATGTCGTCAATGGTTTGGTTCAAAATTTACCTTTGCTTTTACAATATGCACAACAAATTGTTGATAATTTTGGTCAAAGTTTGTCTGCTAACATGCCGAATATCATTTCTAAAGGTATTGAGATTATTACTAACTTAGTTCAAGGAATTATCCAAAACTTACCAACAATTCTTGCAATTGCTACGCAGGTTATTACTGGATTCATCACAGGATTAGCTAGTTATTTACCTCAAATCTTGCAAGGCGGTATTCAAATTATTGTCATGTTGGTTCAAGGTATTCTACAGAATTTACCTAACATTGTTCAATCAGCAGTACAAATTATTCAGGCGTTGATTCAAGGAATAATTGAAAATCTGCCACAAATCATTGCAGCAGGTATTCAACTTGTTGGACAGTTGGCTATTACTATCATCCAAAATATTCCACAAATTCTTGCAGCTGGTGTTCAACTTATTGTTGGACTTGGTCAGGCAATGCTTGAAGCTATTCCTAATGCACTTTCTGGTGTATGGGAAGGCATTAAGTCTGGTTTCACTTCGTTGTGGGACACAATCACTGGTAAGAGTTCTGAAACGACTGCAAAAGTTAGCACTGATGTTACAACAATGACAACAAATGTCGGTACTCAAACCAGTCAAATGAGCGCACAGACTAGCGCTGATACAATGTCAGCTCTCAATAGTATTAGTCAAAATACGGGTCTTGCCAATTTGAATGCAACGAACAATGCTACACAAATGGCTTCGAATGTTAATGCACAGACTGGTATTATGAGCGTTCAAGCCCTTAATGATTCCATTGCTATGGCTAATGGCATCAATACTAATACAGCACAAGCAAGTACAAACGCCACAACTAATGCACAGAACATGGCTAACGGTGTTAATGCTGCAACATCTAGTATGAATCTTGATGCTGTTAATCAAGCGCTTAGCTTGTCAGCAGGTGTGTCTAGTAACATGCAAAATGCACAGGCTAGTGCAACCAGCGCAGCACAAGCGGCAAATGGCGGTGTAAGTTCTAACTTTAGTGCTATGCAAGCAAATGCGAATAGTTCAGCTAGCGGTTTATCAAACAACGTGACATCTGAGCTTAATTCAGCTGCTTCATCTGCCAACTCAGCGTCATCACAAATGGCGTCAAATATCACTAACAATTTCAATAAGGCTAAGTCATCTGCAACATCAGCTATGAATGGTTTAGGCTCAACGGTTACTAGCGGAATGAATAAAATCAATAGTGCTGTTCAATCTGCTGGAAACAAGATGAATTCAACCTTTACAAGTACATTTAATAAGGCTAAGAGCGTAGCACAATCTGGTATGAATAGCTTACGTTCAGCTGTTTCAAATGGTATGAATAATGCAGTCAGTGTGGCAAGCAGTGCAGGTAATCGCATGGTATCAATCATGTATAGTACTGCAGGTGGTATGCAATCAGCTGGTTATTATGCTGGTGCTGGTTTTGCTAGTGGTCTTGCAGGTTCGGCAGGTTATATTTACGCTGTTGCAGCTGGAATAGCAGCACGAGTAACAGCAACAGTTCGTAGAGCATTAGACATTCACTCACCATCTCGTGTGATGAAATCACTCGGTGGCTATACTGGTGAAGGCTTCGCTATTGGCATGTCTGACTGGATAGGTAGAATTAACGACATCAGCAAAGAGTATGCCTTAGCTGTTACTGACCAAAGCTGGGGTGTCAACAGCACTATGGCAATTGCTGGTAGTGTTAGCACATCTGGTGTGTCATCATCACTTGATAGCTTGTCAGATGAAGTGAAAAACACTAGCTTGTCAGAGCCAGTCTTTGAAGTACATAACGAATTGGTTGGCGATAAGATTTATACGACCGTGAAACAACATGAAGCGCGAGAAAGCGCCAAAGATGACTACTTTAATTATTAAGAGGGGGTGAATAATGGATTTATTAATTACAAAAGGGACAACGTCAGTCAAACTGTCTGACTATGGTTTTTACAATATTGATATTGACGATAGCGCACCGTCCATCTCTCTTGATAAACGGTCTGTTACTGGTCGCAATGGTACAGTCTTTGGTGGTGCGATATTTACTGCTAAAACGATTAAAGTAACTGGTCGTGTAGCAGTAGCAACCATTCAAGACTTTATGGCTAAGAAAGATGATATTAATGGCTTGTTGTTAGACGACGAGCCATTTTATATCACTAAAATGTATCCTAACAATGCCGAATTTTATAATTTCCAAATACCTGGGCAGACCACAGGTGATTTAGACTTAGTCGGTCAAGGACATACAGCTTGGTATTACCGTTGGAAAGTAACTGCTAGTGAGCCGACATTCTCATTTGTTGGGAATTCTGGGCAAGGGCTAAAATATGACTTTTCCGTAGTGTTTACCACAGCAGAAATGCCATATGGTGAAACGGAAGCTAAAGACATTACGTTAAGTGGTGGTAACTTTGCTTATGCAGGTACAGCGAAATTGTCGCAATTAGAAGTACCATTTGTTGTTGAGTTGACCTCCACAGGTGGTCAGTCTAGCTTTTACCTTGAAATCAGCAATAAACGGTTTACTTACACACAGTCAGGTAATATCAATGCTGGTGCTGTATTTAAGATTACAGGTATTGAAACGACTAAAGACCTTGTTAATGTCAACGCCAAAACCAATTACGGTTATTTTGTGATTGAGCCGACACCAACAAAAACAGTCACTTATAAGACTAATTTCAATGGCTCAATTAAGATTTTAAATTTCATGGAACTTTACAAGTAAAGGAGGTGATAGATTGATTACATTTTTAGATGAAAAAGACGTTGAGCATGGTGCACTTGCCACTATCAAGGTTACTAATGCTGTCAATGGCGAACGCTCATTGACTGGTGAAATTGAATCAGGCGATTATGTCCTATCTAATATTGAACGTGGCTGGCGTCTAAGGTTTGAAAATGAGTTTTATGTGGTAACTTATGCTAAACCTGTTGATGATGGAAAAGCGACACACGTAACGTTTGACGCTGTTCATCAATTTTTCTGGGATTTTGATAAGTCATCTGTACATGAACAATTAAATGATGGTTCACATACATTTCTGAATTATCTTGATTTCATCTTTGCAGACAGCGGCTATACTTATACAGTTGACCCGCTTTTGAAAGTCTATGCTTTTGAAAAACAGTCATTTGGTTATAAGAGCCGTCTGAACCTCTTTAATGATATTATCACGGCATCTGGTGTTGAGTTTCAAGTTATTGGTAAAGTCGTTCGTATCCTGGAAAAGACGGGAACGGACCTATCAACAGTTGTTCGCAAGAACTTCAATATGAATGAGCTCGGCATTGAAAAACATATTGGTGACTTTGTCACTTATCAAAAAGGTTTCGGTGCATGGTTCGATGAGAATGACCATACTAAAGGTCGTTTAGTTACTGAATATACAAGTCCACTAGCCAGCGTGTACGGCAAACTGGAAGCTGAACCATTGGTTGATGAACGCTATACACAAGCAGACAACATGATTGCTGCATTAAAAGCTAACGTTGATAATTCTTACAGCATCTCGATTACTCTTGACATGGAAGATTTAACTCGTGCTGGTTATGATTATACTCAACCAACAGCGGGTGATTACATCATGGCTATCAATGAAACACTTGATTTTAAAGAAAAAATTAGGATTGTTTCATTTACTAGTGAATATGATGTGACTGGTCAACTAGTTAAACACGAAGTGACATGTAACGATATTGGAGCAGTCAAGAAGTTATCAGCAAGTTACAACTTAGCTAAAGAACAAGCTCAAAATGCGTCAGATTCAGTCGCTAAAGCTGTAGAAATGGCTAATAAAGCGCTAGTTTCTGCAGATGGTAAAAGTACTGTTTATTTTGGTAATGAATTTCCAAAAGATGAGCCAAAAGGTACATTACATAAAGGTGACTCACTTTATTTGACAGTCGGCGACACAACGAAAATGTATTACTGGACTGGATCAGATTGGGAAGAGCTACCCATCGTTAATGATGTTGAAGCGTTCAAGGAACAGATAGCTGAGGAACTAAAAGAAGTTCCAGACCGTGAAGAATTCGAAGCGACTATTGCGCAAGAACTCGCCACGTCTAAAGCAGAACTTGAAACGCAGATTGACACAGCTAAAACGCAAGCAGAATCAAACGCCAAAGCATACGCTGATGAAATCAACCAGGCCACAGCAGAAGTTGCTGAACAAGCGAATACGACTGCTAACAGCTTGAAACCTGATTTAGCCAAAGTGCAGACTGATTTAACTGCCACAACGTCAACTGCAAATGCTGCTAAGACGTCAGCGAGTGAAGCCAAACAGCAACTCACCACAGTAGCTAACGATTTGAACACTGCTAAGCAAGACTTGCAAACACAAGCTAGTCAGTTGACTGCACAAGCTAGCGCACAGTCAGAATTGACTAAACGTGTAAGTAGCGTCGAAGAAACAGCGAATGGTACTAAGACAACTGTCAGCGAGTTAAGCAAGACAGTAGCTCAAAACGGCAAAGACATCACAAGTGTTACTGCACGAACCAAAACGGTCGAAGATGACTTAACAAGCACTAAAACGACATTGTCACAAGTTAAGACGACTGCGGACAGTACTAGTCAAAAAACAGCTACTTTAGAAACTGGGTTGAATGGACTTAATGCGAAGTTTGAAACTTTGAAAATCGGTAGTCGAAACTATTTCAAAAATTCAAAATCACGTAAATACTATATTAATAGTACAGAAACACAAGACGTCAGAACTTATATTGGTGATGAATTTTGGCAAAATGATACTCGTTTTACTAAAAACTACGTGAGAATGTCTTTTGATATTGCTTTCAATCCAGCTTTGCCATCAAATTTCACAACGAATGTGCATTTTAGTGCTAGCCCTTGGTATAACTGCGGTGGCATTACATTCAAAGGTGGCACAACTGCTTTACAACACTTTGATTTGAAGTTTGATTTGAGTGGTGCTAGCAAGAGCTATAAAACGGATAATGTATTTATTCGTTTAAATAATACACTTCCACTTAATACAGCTGTAAGTCTTGAAAACTTTAATCTCTACCTATCTGCGGTAGTTGAAGACTATAACCAAAATGAAGCCGACATTGAATCGAAAGTCGCTGAGTACAAGCAAACAGCAGACCAGAACTACGCTAGCTTGCAATCAACAGTTCAAACATTAGACGGTACGGTTAAGCAGAATAAGTCAGAGTTCGACCAAACAGCAAGTCAGATTAAAAGTAGTATTTCAGCAGTCGAGGGTAAGATACCAACCGAAATAGGGTCATCTAACTTATTGCGAAACACTGCGGTAAATGCTGATAACTTAAAACTTTTTGGAGCAGCTAACTCAACAGTTAGCATTGCCACAAAAGATGGACATCAGACGTATAAAATCGTAGTGTCAGCTACTAACAATTCTGGTGCGCTCTTCAACGGTAACGCTCAATACTACAATTTAATCAAAGACAGGTATTACACATTCAGTTTTTGGGTTTTGGCTAATAAAGATAAGAGTTATAATTTTAATGGTTTAGGTCACGTTCAAACGATTAATAACAACAGTGATAAAGTCGGAAATGATAGCGTGCATCAGCATACGTCGCCTGTTTACAGCACTAGTGTTGTAAAGGCAAATACATGGACAAAAGTTTGGTGTACGTTTAAGGCCACATCAAATAGTTACTTTAAACCGTATTTCTGGTATCTAACGGCTGGGGATGAAATTTACATCTATGACATGATATTAAATGAAGGAAAGATTCCTCTAAGTTATACGCCAGCAATTGAGGACACCGAATCAGATATTAGTAAGCTAAACACAACACTAACTCAAACTGCAAATGGTCTTGAACAGCTAAGTACGCAAGTAACGTCACAAGGAAACACAATTACATCACACACTAACTCGATTAATTCATTATCAACTGGTTTAAGTGCCAAAGTCTCACAGACCGATTTCAATACGCTGTCTGGTCGTGTGACAACTGCTGAAAACAACATTACAGCTAAAGCTAACGAATTAAGCAGTAAGATTAGTAGTGTTGAGGGTAAGATACCGACAAGAAATGATTTTAGAAACTTGTATATTATCGCGAATTCAAGCGCTGGTTATATTCAAGCGAATAATGCGAGTGTTTTAGGTACGCAAGATAGTGTGTTTAAAGAATGGACTTCTGATTACATTCCTGTTAGTGCAGGCGAAAAGTATACTTTTCAAACGTGGGTGACGTTGACCGGAAGTCAGCAAGGCTGGCGAGCATGGCAATTTTATAATGAAGATAAATCATTGAACGGTGGCCGCTGGGCAGCTACCTATTCAAGCGACCAGCAGGCGCAACACGTTATTACAGTACCGGCAAACGCAAAATACTTGCGTGTTTCAGCAAGGCTTTATAGCGATGGAAAAATTATGGTTGAAAAAGGTGATACCTACCAAAATTATGCGTTAGCACCCGAAGACTACGATAGCAAGCTAGCCAGCGCCCAATCTGAAATCAAACAGACGACTGATTCAATCAAAGCTAGCGTGTCTGCGTTGGATAAATCGACGGTTAAGAGTGCTAGTTTAACCATTAACACAGACGGAATCGTCATGAAGGCTGGTAAGTCAACGACTGATGTCGCTAATGCGATTGGTTCTTATTTTGCTGTTAATCAGAACGCTATTAATCTGTTTTCTGACAAGATTAACGTAAAAGCGAATATGATTGTTGACGGTGCTATCACAAGCGCTAAGATTGCCAGTAAGTCAATCAACACAGCACATTTGAACGGTAAAATCATTACTGCTGATGTGATTTCAAGCAATGCCATTACAAGTGATGCCATTAAAGCAGGAGCTGTAACGACCGATAAAATGACAGCCAACAGTATCAATGGTGACCGCATTACAGCAGGCACATTAGACGCTGCAAAAATCAAGGCTGGTAGTATTACAGCTAGTCAGATTGCTAGTGGCACGATTACAAGTAGTCAAATCAAGTCAGGGACGATTAGCGCAGCGAATATTGCTACAGGTGCAGTAACCACTGATAAGATTGCAGCGAATAGTATCAATTCAGATAAAATTGTATCAAGTGGTATTACAGCGAACGTTATCAAAGGTGGTAAATTACAATCACTATCTAATGCAACTAATTTTGAACTTGATACTGGTAAACTTTTCTACAATAACAACAATACTGGTATTTTTCGAGTCCAGGACAACGCCAGCACAATGGGACTTAAATTTTCAAATACTAGTATTACAGTTAGTGGAACTAGCAGAATCTTATCACGAGTTATCTTAGGTGGTGACCGTCGCGAAACAACACTTGATGATGGCAAATGGGACCAAGGTGGATTTTCAGGAATTGTAGTCGAAACCATTAATGGCGTTGCTGCAAATGACCATGAAAGAGCAGATTCTTTGCGTGTAATTGCCGATAACATTTATTTTGGACACAGTTATAACAAAGACGTTGCAACCAACACATCTGCTGCAGGTTGGAAAATGGAAACATACAGCCCTAATTCTACCTATACAGGACATGTTGTCATGAAACCCTTTGGGATTAATTCACGATACGCAGATATTGTAACAGGTGATGTTCGACTTGATAACGGAGATGGTTCTGGTTACTGGGTTCGTGGTTGTATTCAAGTTTTGAGAAATTGTTTCCAACATTTCTTAAACGGTGGAACATCAGATGATGCAAAAAATGCAATTAGAAACGCTTTAAGAGATATTTCAGGAGTTTAATATATGGATAAACAACAATTAATTATCAATGAATTACTTAATAAATTAGCAACTGCACAGTATGAAACAGTGCAATTGCGTGCTGAATTAACAATTGCTAATCAACGCAATAGAGAGCTGGAAGATAAGCTAGCTACGTTGATGCCCAAAGATGATGATTTGAAAGGAGGTGATGAATAATGAGAGCATGGCAAGTTATTGGGAAATACCCAATCTACACTGATGGTGTGATCACGCACACTGAAATCACATTAGCTACATTGTCTGGTAGTTATGGCACATTCACTGAACGTGTCATTGGCGACCAAACAAGTAAAAGTAATGATGAACTTATTGAATTAGCTCGTGATACGTATTTTAAAGCAGAATATGCCGACAAAGCTATGCCAGAAGCAGTTCAAAAAGTTGATGAGATGTCAGTGAGCGTTGATGAAGCTAACAAAAAATTAGTTGAAGTAGAATCAGCAATTGGCAATCTAAAAGCAATGGTCACAACTGTAACGAGTGCAGTTGCAGAAGCTAAAGAAGAAACAGCTAAAACTGTTGTTTTAGTAAAAAACGCAACTGACAGTGTTAATCAATTAATGGAAATTTTGTCATTAATTGATATGTCAACAGATGAAACAGCTGAAGAAAATGGAGGACAAACAAATGAAAATTAAATTTCCTGAAAAACTAATTGAATCATTCGCTAAATATTATGCTCTACAAATCGAAATGGGTTGGATTACAATTGATGATGTTCCAGAACAATTCAAAGAGCGAACACAGTATTATGTTGATTTATCTAATCAAAATAAAAACTCAGATACACAACAGCCTTAGAAATGAGGTTGTTTTATTATGTGGAAACCGGAAACAGTTAGTGTCGTCTTATCTTGCGTTGTTTCATTTCTTGGGATTTTCACGTTTTTTCAAGGGCGCATGACCTCGACTGAAAAACGCTTAACGATCCTTGAAGAGAAAAATAATCAGCAGGATAAAGAATTGGCAGAAATCAAAAACAGATTGGATAATCATGACTTGCAAATGCAGGTTCTTATCCAAATGACAGAACAGATTAAAAATTTATCAGAAAAAGTCGAAAAAATCGATAATAAATTGGAGGAGCTATCATGATTAAAATTATTAATGATTTAAAAAATGTAACAGCTGGGACTTGGGTGCGTGTGGTCTTGTTCTTGTTAGGAGTAGTCAATTATTTCTTGGCTGCTTTTGGCATTGACATTATCAAGTTTGATAATGAACAAATCACACAACTTGTTAACGCTGTTTATATTGCAGTTACTGGCTTTTACACTTTGTGGAAGAACAACAATTTCACCACAGAAGCACAAGAAGCACAACAATATCTTGACGACATGAAAGCTGTCAAAGGTAATGTACAGCAAACAACAGTAGTAGAAGTACAAACAGAAGATGACGACATTGTTTTGGGGTGATTTAGATGGCAACAGTCACAGAGCTTTTAAACTATGCTAAGTCATTGACAGGAAGCAAAGTCACTGTCTCCACTAATCCTTACGGTGGGCAATGCGTTGCTTTCGTCGACCATTTAACCCAATGGGAGACTGGCGGAAAGTATAATTTGGCGTACACAAACGCTATAGATTTGCTTTCTAAGGCACGAGCGAATGGTTTTGAGGTATTTTACTTTAATGGCTCAAATGCGCCACAAGCTGGCGATATTTGGGTCACACGCACCTATAGCCACGCTTACGGTCACACAGGCATCTTTACCACAAATGGCGGTCAGCCAATGACATTAGAACAAAATGTGGACGGTAACGCTGACGCCTTAACTAACGGTGGTTGGGTACGTCAAAAGCAACGTTTGCTTTATTCAGACGGTACTATGAATTACAATCCATACATCGAGAAGCAAACGCTGATAGGTTGGTTCAGATTGCCGTTTGACAAGGAAAGCACAGCTACTACATCTACAATCAAGAAAGGACATAAATCAGGTATGTACGGTTCATTTTTATTCACGGTTACAGAGGGAGACGGCGAATTCGGTAAAGGTACAGTATTCATGTATAACACAGCCACAAACGCTGTCACAGGTATGCACAATAGCGAAGAACTGAAATATGTTCAGGAAGCTTACAAGAAGTCATACAGCGAAGATATGCGCACAGAGACTTACTCAACAAAAGCGCCAGCTTATCGCCGATTATTCGCAGGTTTAAATACTGATACCAAAGGTGGATACGCTAAATTCGACGACATCAAAACACAATTGACTAACATTGCTAAACAGTTGAAACAAGATGAAATTGTTGAGCAACTCAAATCAATCAAAGAAGAGTATGCAGACCTTGCAGAACAATTGAAAGGCAATGACGTAGCTCAAAAACAAACTTTTGTAGCGACTGTCAACCTCAACATTCGCAAGACGGCAAGTGCCACTGGCGAAAAAGTCGGCATTCTCAAGAAAGGTGACTCTGTCGAGATTGTCGGTTCAGCGCAAGCGGACGGCTACTACTGGATTTCATTCATGAAAGATGAGCAATTAGTGTATGTCGCTTCTAAAATCGTTGGTGGCGACACTTACGGCTCTGTTTATTAATGGTATAATTAAATAGTAAACACTTTAACACGCTCTCGGCTTTGCTGGGGGCGTTTTTTGTTATTATATAAAACCATAGTAAAAACATATATAAATCATAGTAAATTTAATTGATTTTATATCAAAATTACTACAAAATTAATGACAAAAAATGTTGCAAGATATATAATAATAATGTAAGATAAGTATAATAATATATGTAAATCTTCATGATTTACATGGTTTACACAGGTGACAGATGTGATGCTTGTGTTATTTTTGTACTCTTTTCTTTGAAACTTATATAAGGAGAAATATTATGGTACCAGCACTATTTGTTGCGAATTACATTATAGAGTATTCTAACGAAAGAAATTATGAAATAAATAACTTAAAATTACAAAAACTACTTTATTTTATAAACGCAAGATGTCTGTTGGAAAATGATGTACCAATTTTTGAAGAAAGTTTTGAAAAATGGAAATTTGGTCCAGTGGTACCTCAAGTTTACCATGAATATAAAGGGTTTGGTGCATTTAATATTCCAAAGTCGGATATCGTAAGAGAAAAACATACTATTGATTTCGGAAGAAATCCTTTTGAAAACAATAAACTTAAAATCTCAACAGAATATTACGATTCAAACGATATCCAACATAAAGAGTTGATACAATCTACTGTTGATTCTCTAAAGGGCTTTACTCCATTTGAACTAGTTGAGAATACTCACGAACAAAACATTTGGAAAAAAGATGAAGAAAGAATAAGGAATGGCGAAAAAGGTATAAAATATTCCAACAAAGAAATTAAAGATTTTTTTGAAATTCACAAAGAATATCAACTTTGGAATGAGGGATAAATAGTGACAGTAGATCTTGAAAACTTAGCGGTAGATGAGCAAGCGATATATCTTGTTATCAGTGAGAAAATTGAACCATTTATGATTGAAGACAGCAGTAATCGGGTAGTTTTGAATTTAATTTTTTCGACTTTAGAAAAAAGAATAGAAATTCCTTATGAATTTATTACTGATTTCGTTTTTAGCAACGCTGAAGAGAATAGCACAGAAGATAACGAATGGTTGAATAATAATATCAAATTACTAGTAGAAAAATATAAGGGAGATTCTAATGATACCTTTAAGAAAAATCTAAATAAGATAAACCGTCACTATAATTTAGCGCAAGTCCAGAAAGAATATATATTACAGAACATTGATGTTAGATCACACGAATTAGAAGAGCATATTGATTTGTTAGAATCTAAAACAGAAAATGTTCAATCAAAAATTGAGGATTCACAGAATCTTATTGATAAAATTGATGCTACAAAATCATCTATATATACTGACTTCATAGCCATTCTGGGTGTTTTTTCCAGTTTTGTTTTTGTAATGTTTGGTGGTTTCAGTGCCTTATCGGAAATTCTTGGAAGTTTAAGTCAAGCAAATGTTTCATTAGGAAAAGTCTTCTTGATGTCTTCGTTTTTGATGGGAACAGTTTTTACAATTATTTATTCACTATTATTATGGGTTTCAAAAATAATAGATAAACCTATAACTAGGCAAGTGTGTAAGTGTAAAACTAATTCGTGTAAAAGTTTATGGCATGCTGTTAAAAGACATAAATTTTACTGTATAATAATCTTAACTATGTCACTTCTGTTTTTATCTGGTTTAGTCATGATAATATATTTTCCTAAAATTTGA